GTAGAGGTGAAAATCCACGATCTCCCGGATTCGGGTATGCACTCTGCGGAAGGACGCGGTGTCCTCAAGCCCGGCTTTCTTCATCACGAATAGCAAACGGTTTGCCTCGTCAAAAGTCAACGAGACGGATCCTTTGATGGATGGGGAATTGTGCATCAGTTCTTGGTGTCTTTCTCGTAATGGGTGGACTCAATCAACTCCAGAGCGATGGCATCAAAGTCAATCCCGGCAATCGCAAGCATCGTCAAGACCTTGGCTTGGGCATCGTCAATTTTGGAGGCTTCGTCAAGGTAGTATTGACTCATCAGCCCGGCCAATTCGTCAGGGTCAACGATGGACTTGGCCTTGCGCTTCCAAATGAGGAAATCAAGCGAAATTCCTCTGCGCTTGCGACCTTGGCTCATCGTCAAAGAGTCATCAAGGCCATTATCAAAGGACGCAGTCATTGTCAGTTGGTTTGTATTTGCAGTAAATGCCCTCCCAGTAGTTAAATCCCTCGTCAGTATTGCCCCAAATAAAGCTCATCAAGGCATCGGCCAGGTCATCGCAGGGGTCATCGGCCGAATGGGCCAAACGCTTAGGGCCGTAGCCTTGGGATTGCAGGTTGAAGATTGCAGCCGAGGCGATGTCGGCCGGAAGACCGGCCCTCAATGTTTCGCGGATCGTCATAAATTCAAGGATGGGTTGTTGCGGATGAACTCATTCACTCGGTGGATGTGGTCGTGGTGGACGGTTTGCTTAAACTCCGCGCCCAAAATAACGACTTCGGCAGATAAGCCGTCAACCTCGTTGGTCAGCATATACCGGGCCGCGGCCAATTGTCGCTCGGTGGGGATGTAATGCCCTCCGGCAGTCGCGTAGTTGAATGCGCTCTTTGCCCGTTTTGCTTCGTCCTGGGCAACTTTCTTTTGGAAGCGGGCCTCTGCCCTGGCCTCGCGTTCTGCGAGGCTTAGGGTGGGCTTATAGGAGGTTCTGCGATAAAAGGCCATAATTATAATTTTTGGGGTTGGTTGGATCGGGTTGGGAAAAGGTAGGCGATGAGTTTGGTCATCGTCATAAAGATGACCATCAAAACGCAGGACGCGACAAATAACTCGGTGACCGGGTCAAGGTTAGAGTAGATTTGGATTAACTGTTTCACGGGTTGGGGGTTTGGGGGTTAATTGGTTTGGTTCGTCAAAAGACCGCAAAGGTGCCGGTAAATCGTCACGCCAAACGGGCCGAATTCGTCAGTCAATTGAGCGTGGAGGTCAGCCATTTGGTCAATTTCCAAATCGCCAAAAGCACCTTCGTCAATGCCTGCGCAGGTGATCTGCCCGGTTGCGGTGTTGATCGTCAAATTGCCCTGGGACAAAGAAACGATGGGAGGAATGGGGGTTGGGTGGTTCATTGTTTAGGGGTTTTGTTAGGACAAAGTTATATTTATTTTTAGCCATTGCGCCCATCGTCAAAAAATAATTTTAAGTATTCCGCAAAAAATTACCTTTAGAATTCCTTAATACTTTGGTTGTAGATGGTGATTTTTCCGACCTACAAACCATAAACCATAAAGGGAGGGTTTTAGGGTTGAAAGCCAAAGGTTCAGCCCAAAAAGACAAAAGCGGTTTTGTGGTAGATTAATCTATTCAAAACCCAAAGCAAGAAAGACCCCCTATTTAGGGGGTTTTTTTATGGGATATAGTTTTAGATGGGAGGGAGGAAAGAAAGGGATCGAAAGGGAGGGAGGGAGTCCCACCACACACCGAACCCCCAAAAAAACCGACTCTATCTAAAACGCCCCCAAAGTATGGGGTATAAAAAACCCCCCCTATTTTGGGCCGATCGTTTGGGTCATTCCCCAAAACTTTACCAATAAGAAAACCCCCCTAAAAACTGTTTTTATGAGATTTGCCGAGTTCCAGGTTTTTACCACATACCCACACCAAAGGATCCGAAATGTAGGCTTAGAACCCGCCTATAGGGGCGATAGGGCCATATGTAAGACCCGCGCAAAGTTTGCCTGGGGCGCATATTATCCCCCACTCCCACTCCACGAACCGCCTTAACACAATTTGACACGACTTTGGTTGTTGTGTAGGCCGGGGCGAGTTTAAGTGGCTCTAAACGGCCTGTGATTAGAGTCTTTGCGTACCTCTGAAAGTTGGCTCAAAAAAGTAAGATTGAGCGAAAGAGATATAGATGGTTATATTTAATATAGATGTCTATATGTATAGACGTTTATATGTATAGATGTCTATATGTATAGATGTCTATATGTATAGATGTCTATATGTATAGATGTCTATATGTATAGTTATCTATATATATATATATATATATATATAAGGAAGAATAAATAAAAAAGTGCTTTTGTTGAAAAAAAGTTGAGTTGTACGATTTATTCGTACAGGTTACGGTTTGTAACCGATTGAGTTGGCTACGATTTGTTGCCATCTGCTGGAAATGCGGTTTTCTGAATAATAGGGCTACCCCCCCCTTTTTTTTTGACGATTTCAAACCGACTTTGGGTAAAATTTGGTCTTTATCCCTACTTTTGTGCAATTTGTGCATACTTTTGTGCAATGCCCATTAAGCACGAGTTCATTAAGCGCAAGAAGGCTGAAGCGGTCGTAGTGGATGAGGACAAGAGCGTTGCGGAAGATGCTCCCACGCTTGCAGAGAAGCCCGTAGAGACCGTTGTTCCTGTATTGCTGAAGGGCAATAGTCGGACACCGAAGAATGTCACGAGAAGGGACATCAGAGACCTTCTGGAAGCCGACCTTGACCGTACCATTGGCGGGGTGAAGCGGATGGATGCGTTGATTGCCCGGATGGTGACTGAAGCGATACGGGGCAATATGCGGGCGATGGAATTGACCTTGGCTTATTTGTACGGCAAGCCACAACAGCAGCAGACTGCGCCTGACACGGGGCCATTCGTGCTTGAACTCAGCGAACCAACGGAAGATGAAGTTAACGGCCCGGCAGACGCAGGCGTATAAACTTGCCCTCTCCGGGGAGAAGCAGTTCATCTTGTTTGGCGGAGCCATCCGGGGTGGGAAGACTTACTGCCTCCTTCTAACCTTCATCTCGCTTTGTTCTAAATACCCCCGCTCCAGGTGGGTGATTATCAGGCAGAGTATGCCCACGCTTCAGCGAACCACCTTAGTCACCTTCACATCCCTGATGAACCAAGGGCTTGGGGCGCACATTGCCGGGTGGGACAAGCAGAGCCAGATTGTGACTTTCAAGAACGGATCCGAGTTGCTTTTTATGGGCGAGAACTACGACACCGACAAAGACTTTGACCGCTTCAAGGGTCTTGAGATCAACGGTGCGGGGATTGACGAAATCAACGAGTGTCAGGAAGGCTTGCTCTACAAGGTGCTTGAGCGTGCCGGTTCGTGGCTCAATGCCGAAGGCCGACCGCCCATCGTGGTGATGGGGAGTTGCAACCCAAGCAATAATTGGGTGAAGGAACTTGTGTACGACAAATGGAAGGAGAACAACCTTCCCCCCACCTGGGCCTACATCCCCTCCAAGATCACCGACAACCCCCACATCCCGGAGGACTACCTCAAATCCCTGCGCGACAATATGCCTGAGTACGAGTACAAGCGATTCGTAGAGGGCGATTGGGAGGTGCAGGAGAAACCCGAAAACCCATTCTTTATATCCTATGATGCCAAACGACACGAATCCTTCCAACCCACCTTCCGCACCAACCTGCCCATCTACATCTCTCTGGACTTCAACTTGCAGCCATTCTGCGGCATCGTTGCCCAAATATGGAGCGATGAAGACGGAGACCACCTGCATATCGTGGATGAGTTCAACGTGGTTGACGGTTCCATCCCTAAAATGGTTGATACGATAAAAGCCAAGTACGCCCCTTTCCTGTTCTCCTGCCAAATCACCGGGGACGCGATGGGCAAGCGGGGCGATCTATCGCAGAGGGACAACGCGAACTACTACGAACAGCTCGCCAGAGGCTTGGGGTTAAGCCAACGGCAGATACGGATTGTCCCCAACCCGAAGCACGAAAACAGCAGGGCGCAATGCAACTACCTCCTTCAATTCCACCCCGACATCAAGGTGAACCCAAGAAACTGCCCCGGTATGGCGCGGGATATGAAGATGGTGGCGTGTGACGCGAGCGGGACGATTATTAAGCGAAACCGATTTATTATCAGTCAGCAGTCCGACTTTGCCGACTGCTTTCGGTATCTTTGCAACAGCTTCCTGAACGAGTGGTACATCAAACACCTCAAGCGAAATGGTTACAGCAAGTTCGGGCCTAACTTCATCCCTGAAACGAACCACCTATGAGCTGCCTTGAATGCACCGATTGCCTATCCGTAGGAACCTTTGACATCTGTTGCGACAGCATCGTCCTCGCACAGGCCGACCCATCCACCACCTACAAGGTCGTAATCACCGATGTAAGCCTGAACTCCAAGACCACCTACGACTTGACCACCGGGGCGAGTGGCAATATCACCCTCTCCCCCAACGAAGGCGTTTATAGCCCCAATCGCACCTACGAGGTCAGAATCTACCCCGACAACGCTTGCGACTCCAACGACCCACAAGAAATGGAGAACGAACTACACCCCGATGCAGAGTTCTGCTTTTCTTTCCAATTTGAACGCCTATCCTAATGATGACATCCAAAGAACGCAAAGGGCCGAAGCCTTCCAAACAATTCAAAGTTGTTGAAGAGCCTTCCAACCCCGCCCAACCCCCCAAACCAATGAGCAACCAACCCAAACGACTGCACATCTACAAACCCGAAGATGTACGAGGCAATATCACCGGGCCATTTATCCGGCTGACCCTTGGCTACAAAAACCACTTTCTCGGATTGGAAGTGAACGAGAGGTTTATTGGTATCTCGTTGATATTCAAGCACATCGTATTTTCTTTCAAGCCCCAATGACCGACTACTTCGCCTTGGAGACTTTCTTTAGGGCCGTGGTCGTGAGCCTGATGGTCGTGTCGCTCTCCATCTCTATGGAGGACGAACAACTCCTACACGGCCTGCAAAAGCGACTGCGACTCCTTCTCCCCCCGAACAAGTACCCGATGCTCCACAAACCGGTGTACGGATGCGTGGGGTGTATGGCTTCGTTCTGGGGAGGCATCTTTTACCTTCTCACCGCCCCGATTTTCGGCTTCCACCCCCTTGAGATGGCCGTGGTGATGATTATGG